GCTAATTCTGTATCTTCGGTATCGGTATTTAGAGCAGTTATCGATGAAATAAAATCAGCATTCGAAAGAGGGCTTGTATATTGTGGTGCAGGTCCTAAATCGCCAACTGTTGAGTTAAAATAAGCTGCCACAGTAGCATTTGTCCACTGAAAATTTGGGTCACTGGGCAAAGTAGGCGGAGTAATTGTAGATAAGTCTGGTGATGTTAAACTTAAACTTTTAAGATTAGAAATTGCAGCTTTAATTGCAGCATATAAAATTACTCCAAATTCATATTCAGGAAGAAAGTTATCAATTGAATCTTTAGTACAATCAATATTCTGAGGATAAACATACGAAAATAAAATACCAGCGGGCAGTACAACAGCCCCTCCATTATAAATACATAAGGCTGGAGTTGAATTTGTGGCATAATAAATACTATTAGGATTTGTCAATTTATTATATAAATTACTGGGTTGAAAAATAGCATCATTCCCTGCACATGTTCCTTTAAGTATTCGCCTCCCATCAACTGATATAGGCATTGGAATATAAGTGTCTCCAAGTGGTCCAGATTGTATATCAAATGTATTATTTACTTTAGCAATTGCCTCAAGTTTTGATGAAGGAATATGGTCTGCTATGTATTTTGCTCCCTCTTGTAACCATTGATTTAAGGCATCAATGTTACTGTATGGACCTATTAAATTTTCAATTTTACTTTTTAATGACATTGTAATAAAATAAGTGAGGGAGGTTTTAATTCCCTCACTGATTAAAGAAGTGCCTAAGCACCAATAGTAATAAGTTGATGAGATTCCTGAAGTTCAACACCAAGTCCATCATCACCACTAAAGACGTCTTTTACGCCTGCATAGTCATCATCGACTTTAACATTGTTTTTGAATTCAGTAGGCTCATAAACTGCCTGGAATAAATGAGTATGGTCAAGAACAACCATAGAGTTAGTATAAGGAGTCCCCTGGAAAGCTTTTAATTTAACCAAATGCAAAATTCCATGAGGAGTTTCTAATATCCTTACATTAAAACCAAGATTATTTCTTTGACTTCCAGATATTTGAACATTCCATCCCGATTTACCAAGAGTTCCACCAGCCGACCCATCCATCATTGACCAGAAAGACAATGCACCAGGTCCACAAAGTGCGAATTTCTCGCCTCTATCAGCATCGAATTGGAATATCTTCTCAGTCATTTTAACATAATCAGAGTATTTGAATGTACTTGCCGAAATGTTAAAAAGATTCTGATAATCATTATTCGGGTCAGCACTACCATATTTTTCGAGTATCGGAACGATACCCATTGTAGTGCGGTTTTTATTACCATCTTTGTCAGTTCTATGACCATCAGACAGTGCTGTTCCATCCATACCAGTTCCAATTACAGATGCACCTAAGAGATAAGCTCTTTCTCTTTGCATCTTAAATTGACGAGCTTTTTCTTCTCTTAGTCTTTCAAGGTCATTGCTATAACCTCTTAAGGCTGCTCTGTAAAGTTTCTTTGTGATTTCAACGGGTACAGAGAAATATTGGGTAGAGTTATAGACAGTTGTTAGTTCATCAGCCCAAGCTTGACCAGCATGAGTACCTTCACCCCTTACATTACCGATAACAGTTAAGTAATCATTATCAGCAAGTGTAATAGTAGAACCGCCTTTTGCCCAAAGCAATTTAAGAGATAAGTTTCCATTAACAACATCAGTTACTACAACTACTCCCTTTTTAGTTGCCTTCGTACTATCCCGAACCTCTAACTCTAATCCAATAAAAGAAGCATCTGGTGTTTTTGCAAGGTTGACAATACCATCAACAGGAACACCAGCCAAGCCAACATCATTGTTTGGTATAGTACCTGGAGTTGCACTATTAACTTGCATTTCTTGTTTGAGCCATGTTGGTCTATGTTCAAACATTTTGAATAATGGGTCGTTAGGATACCTAACCTCCAAATTCCCTACGATAGTAGTAAATGGAGTTATATCAGTATATAATTCTGCTACTTCATAGGGTTTTATATAGAATTGTCTCTGGTCTAAGAAAAGAGTACCAATTCCATTGTCAGCGAATAAACTTCTTGCTGTGGACATTTATCGCTTTTCCTTTCTTTTCTAACAAACCACTACCGTTTAGATGCAGTGGCAAATATATCCCTATTACGCCTATCAGAAGAAGCTTTTACATTACGCTGGGCAACACTTGGCTGTATTGCTGCTGGAGCTGGTCCAAACTGCGCTAAGTTTTTCTTAGGTTGGTTTGTCTGTTTTGCATTTGCTTTTTCTGCTTTGTCCCTTGCCATTTTCCATTCAAAGTATTCTGGAAGGTTAATCATATTTTGCGGGTCTTTAGTAAAACGAATAAATTCATTCGCTTTATTTTGGTCCCACTTTCGTGTTTGCATCAAATGTTGTACTGCCAAAGCTTCTTGCTGTCTCTCCACCAATCGTTGTTGTTCTTGTTCGATAACTTTACGATAAGGAGTAAGTTCTTTCTCCAGGAGTTTGTCTCTATAAGCATCTTTTTCTTCGTAGTACCTCTCTAATGCAATACGATATTTATATGATTCAGAATTAGGGTCTGTATCTAACGGGTCATAATTCTGAGGGACATTAGGCTTTTGAGGAGGTTTTAATTCTTCCTGCTGCTGCATACTTGCTGGTTGAACTGCCTTACCAGTAAGATGAGCTTCTATTGCATCCAAAGCTGCAGGATTGCTTTGTAAGTATTTCACTATTGGAGTATACGTTCGCATTTCCTCCAATTCCTTCCTATATTGGTCAGCTTGACTCTGCCAATACTCGTAACGACTCTCGTCTTGTTTATTCCCATTTTTGGAAGGATTGGAAACTTTAGATTCGGTTTTTGCTTCTTCATTAGTTTCAGCAAACGGGTCATCTCTATATTCTGGATTAAATTGAAAATCATCTTGATTATCATTAATTGTTTGCTCATCTAATGATTCATCACTGCCATGATTATCAATTGTATCACCAGTAGGGTCAGATGAAAAAAGATTATTCATTGAACCATTGGGAACAGCATTGTTTTTTAGCATTTTGTTTACCTTTATATTTGTTCACCCTGTTGGGCATTTTGCATTTGCGGTTTATACCGATTAGCAAACTTTTCTTTAGCAAGTTTATTTTCCATATCAAGTCTATCACTAAATAAATCAAATTGATTTTTGGATAATTGATTATGGAGTTGAACCGCTTGTCTTGCACTTTCAGAATATTTATGTAGTTCAGTCTTAAATTTCTCAACCTCAACACGCTTCTTATCATGTAAGGATTCTCTTTGGGCAGTTTGAAGGTCACCAGACAGTTGCTTAATCTGCTGTTGTAATTGCTGAATTGTCTGCTGCATCTGAACTAATTGCGAATGTCTATTTAGAACACCCTCGACATCTACAAGTTCAGATTTCTTCAATACTTCAACTTGGTCAATCAAACCTCTCTCATACATAGTCATGTAATATTCAAATTGTGCCCACCTATTGGCAGGTAGCATTGAACCACTTACTACTATCACATCATATTCACCAGTAGTAATATCATTGAATTTGCCAACTACATTCCCAAAGTCATCATAAATTGGAGTGTTAATTGATAATTCTTTCGGTGCATTATTAGGTTGTAATAATCTTATAACTTTTTCTTCTGTATATACTTGTTGCATAAGCTTTATCACAACCCTTGCAAGGGCGTTCATAGCTCCTTCTATATCATCTATTTTTGATTTAATACGTCTTAAACCGTATTCATCTATGGCTATCGTTCCCTTGTAGGTATCGGGCGCTACATTAGCATCCCCTTGTTGTAAAGCATATATTCCAAGTACTCTTTCAATCTCTGCAATCTTATCAGCTTTATTTTTATATAATTCATTTGGTAAAGGAGGTGGATAGAACTGTTCGGGTTTCCCTATCTCTGCATTATATTCAAAAAACTCTGTTCCCGAATTGCCCCATCTTGCAGCAATATCTTTTTTGTCAACAGCCCCTCTGGGATAAAATATCTTTGTGTTAGTCGAATTGGTAGCATGAATTACAATCAAAGATTCAATTCTATTTATTTGGGCTTGTAAATCTTCTACCATCTTAACATCAGAATCTGGATAAGGCGTTCTATCATGATGATTTGGAACTAATACGATAGGATATTCTGGTATATCTATTATTCCACTAAAGCATAGGATTTGCCCTATGCTTAATACCCTTTTAATCTTAGTTTCTAAAATTTGTTCAGACTTATATACTCCATTTTCAATTAAGTCTCCCTTACGAATGATTCTCATTGTTGTAGTTGAACCTGGAATCATTGTTGGTGAAGTTGCCCCCGCTGCCATAACTGGTGCATTAGTCTGACTATCCATTTCTAAATGAGTCTCAAGACCATAGTTTTGAATTACTTGAAAATATTCTTTAACCATATCATCATCAGTAATAAACTGCGGGTCTTCTCCTTGCTTTATAACTGCCACTGCGGGCTGTTGTATAAAATTCTTAAATTGTTCCTCAGTTAGAATATGCTCTTCACCGTTTCCAATTACTCTAAAATTATAATCTTTTATTTTTGTGTATCTGTCAATTACTTCATATTTAATATGAACATAATCGTTGACAGTTTGATGTAATCCCTCCGAATCATAACCTTGTGATATTGGATGAAAGTCGCTTCTGAATGTTTGTCCATTCTTCAGTTTAGATATGTATTGAGGATATGATATTTCGATTTGTTCTTCGGTCATAACTTTAGCAATAATTATATTGCTTGCATCACGTCCATAAGGGTCTTTTGAGTTCGGGTCTACGAATACATCAAAACTATCAACAGAATCAATAAAAACTTCACCTTTATTGTGATTGGCAAACGGGTCAACATAAGCCATCAAAACACCTAAACCACGAACATAATATTCATCAATAGTTTGTTTTAATTTCATGTTACCATCTGATATTTCCCAGACATAACTGAGCATATCAGAAAAAATCTTTCCCGTTCTTGTATCAGAATCTTCCCTACCAGTAGTCGAGAAACGAGGCTTATTCGTGGTTAGCATTGCTTTGGCTTGCTCCACAGCGGGTTCAATTACATTAAGAATAATTGGCGGTTGACGTCTTTTCTTCATGCTTGCTATCTCTTCTTTGGTCAATTGATAGCCTCGCCTAAAGTCATCCCACTTCTTTGCCTTAGTCTCCCATAATTTTCTCGAAGCACGATAATTTTCAAGTAAGTAAATAGACCGCTGTACTTCTGGGTCTATAACAAACCCTCCACTACTACTATCCGTCTGTGCTTCCCTTAAAGGAACATTATTGAATAAATTTGTGATATTTGTCATTATAATTTACTTTAACTAAACGCCGTAAACTTATAATATTAAAAAGATTACCGCAATCTTATATATAAACTTGATTATATACTAAGCAATTTTCCAATTAGTGATTCCAATACTTAAATCAGAATCATCATTGTCTTCTATTTGAGTTGCCGTATGGTAAGGTGGGAAACTGCCCTTCTGAGCATAATAAAAGCCATCTAAGGTGTCATCATTCTTTCCTCTTGGATAAACTAAGAGTTCATCTCTAAATTCTTCCATGTTTTCTGTTAGATGAACCTTACCTTGAATAAACAGTGGTTCTAATGATTCAAGTCTTGCTGATTTTGAATCTCTTGGTTTCTCATTTATTTCAAGTCCAGGTATATAAAGCCCCAAATTCTCTTGCTCTCTTTGTAAATATTCTCTAAGCATTTCTTGATAGCCTACTGTTTCAATTCGGGTGATTCTTGGATAAAGCATCTTAAATCTTTGAATTATACTTTCTCCTAATGTGAATGGAGTTACTCTTTTACGGAAATATGGTAGACAGTAAATATTTCTTTTATCATCAATAGCAATAGGAAAGATTACTGAAAAGTCTGCATGCTTTTTAGTTGAAGAAGCGGGGTCAACTCCCATAAATATATTAACTGGGACAGTTAAATTTTCAGATATAATTTCTTTTTTATAATTCTTAATCCAATTGATTTTCAGTAGTGGCTCTTCACCAATATTTAATAATTCTCCATCATAATATTTCAAATACTCTTCTTTGAAAATCTGGTCTTCATCTCCAGTAACAATACATTGTCTTTCCTTCATAAAGATTGAACCACGTCCAATCTTAATAAGGTTATCACGTTCAGCCAGCAGTTCTTCAACTGACTTCTTCTGGGTCCATAATGAATAATAATTACCCGCCTCATCTGTATTGAGATATGATTTACGTATAGTAAACCAATCTTCCATTTCGGCAAGTGTTTCAACAATGCAACGTTGATTCAGTGGAGTACCAATTACAATAATCTTACTTGTCCCATTCTTTTCATCTAAAGCAGGCAGTGCCCCTTGCAATAGCCACTTTAGATTATCTTCCATAGCATCAACTGTCTTTGTGTTATTCTCATCTTCTGGGTCATCAAGAATGATTAGAGTGGGTCTCATTCCATACATATTTAATCCACGAATAGGTTGCCCTAATCCTCTCGTAAGAATAACAGATTTATTCTTAAGAGCTATCATATCATCTCTCCATACAAGAGCAGAATGTTCACCCCAATATCCATGAATAGCCCTAAACTCTGGACTGTATTCTATTACATCTTTAATTTTTCTTAATCGGTCTTTTGAATGGGATTGTGTCTTTGATACGATTACTACAAACTTGGGAGTGTCGTGATTCTCAATAAATATATGATGAAGAGGTTTAACCTCTCCAGCAATTGTGGTTTTGGCTAAACCTCTTGGCAAAATAAGATTTACTTTTCGTTTTGTAGGGTCTAAAAGAATCTCTTCTACTTCGTAATGTACTTTTGGTGAATCTGCCCAAAATGTTTTAGGCATTATTATTTTACCATAAAGTAAAAGTTGGTCATTAAGAGATTCAATTATATCATTAGAACCCGACATTTAATTACTTATTTCTTTTTGCCAAAATTCTTGGCAAATACTGCCTGCTTGACTGTTGCAGTTGAATAATTAGATTTATTTGATAGGACTTGATTTGCAAACTGCTGTACAGTTTTACCATG